AGAGGATGCCGAGGAACCACCCCCGGCAGCAGTTAAGATTTACGAGACAGTCGAGCGTGCATTGGAGTCATACTCTCCTCGCCCGGGATATTGGGAGTTGGATCTGTCCGGCATGGTTAAGGCTATCATCGATGCCTACGCTAAGGGGATTTCCGTGCTGGAGATCGTATGGCAATCCGAGAATGGCGTCATTAGCCCAAGGTGTTATGCTCCGGTTCCTGCTAAGTATCTCGCCTATCCTTCCGCATCAAATGATGTTGATCGACTCATGATCGCCCCTAGTGGCGTCAATTACGCATCGCTGGTTGATTTCCCGCCTGATCGGTTCTTGATCGGTATTTGGTCGCAAGGTGGAACGCATCCGATCCATGCAGCGAACTTGCGGACGCTGACGAAGTATTGGTTGGCGTCTGTCTATGGTCTTGGTTGGCTGATGCAATTCTCGCAGCTATTCGGTATTCCGATGCGGACAGCAAAGACCGATGGAACCGAGGATGCGTTGAACAAGGCTGAGGATATGCTGGAGTCGATCGGATCATCCGGTTGGGCCGCTACCGGGCCGGGTGTTGATTTCGAGATCCATTCTGCTGTGACTGGCGGCGATAGCCTCCCGCAGTCTCACATGATGGATGTGGCTGATCGGGCTTGTGATATTTTGTTGCTAGGTCAAACGCTCACAACCGATAACACCGGGACAGGATCCAGAGCATTGGGTGATGTCCACTCCGGCATCCGGTCTGAGGTTCTGCAATCTGTGTCCTCATGGGTGGCATCGATTATCACAACTCAATTGATCCCGGCAATCGTGCGGATGAATTTCGGCAAGGTGGCTTCCGAGGATATGCCGTATTGTGAGCTTGAGATTCCAGTTCCAAAGGATGAGAAGGCAATTGCCGAGCGGGTTAAGATTTACAACGAGATCGGGGTTAAGATGCCTCGTGCTTGGGTTTATGAGGAACTGGGTATCCCGATGCCGATCGAGGGTGAAGAGGTTTTCGGTGATGATGAGTTGCCTGAGCTACCTGAGCCGCAACCGGACGTTGAGGATGTCCCCCAGCCGGAACCGGAAGATGCTCCTGATCTGCCTGATATCGAGGAAGTTGAATCAGCCGCATCGGTTGATTTGCGTCCGACTGAAGAGATGGCCCGTAACGCAATAAATGCCCTAGAAATTCGTCGGGCAAAGCCGCAATCTGAGCGTGGCATGACATCTGTCGGCCTCGCCCGAGCGCGTGATATCTCTAACCGGGCAGAATTGTCTGAGGATACTGTCCGCCGGATGGTTTCCTACTTCCAGCGTCATGAGGTTGATAAGAAAGGATCGACTTGGGATGAGCAGGGCAAAGGATGGCAAGCATGGAATGGATGGGGTGGCGATGCCGGATTCAGTTGGGCAAAGCGGATTGTTGATAAGCTAGATTCCGGCAATGACCGATGAGCAATTGAGAGATGTGGCGGGTGAATGGCTCGCCCCGGTTGATCAGGTTTTAGCCGATCTGATGGACAAGTCGCAGCGCATGACTATCGGTGCATTTGTCCGGGAGGTCGAGCAGGTGATCGAGCGAATCCCGCAGATGTATGGGATGCTCAATGCTCAGGCGCTGACATCGGCGCTTGAGGATGAGATTGGTAAGGCGATGCTGAAAGGAATAGAGGATGGCATTGAAGACAGGTAATTCATTCATCACGATTGAGGCGACTGGTCTGGATGAGGCTAAGTTAGCGGCATTGAAATTGGCTGCCCCCGCTGTTCGCCGGGCTGCTGTATTGCAGGGTGGTGAGGATGCGATCGAGGAAATCAGGAAATACTACGCCATGGCTGGGCGGACGAAGTGGGTTAATCCGTCCCTGCCGACTCATGGCCCGGGGCGTGAGATGACAAGGTGGTGGGAGGGAACTGCTCGAGGTTGGAGTTTAAGTCAGCCAAATACTAACAAGGTCACATTTAGTAATTCGACAATTGGTTTCGCCCATAAGGTTACGGGTGGCGTGATTCGGGCAAAGCGCACCCGATCGCTGACGATACCAATCGTTCCTGAAGCTCACGGAAAAACCGCGAAGGAATACTCAAACCGGGTTAGTCCTTTGTTCCGGGTCAAAGGTGTGTTGGCCGAAGCGGATCCGAATGCACCTAACGGAATCCGCGCAATCTATGCTCTCAAGAAATCAGTAACTCATTCACCATGGAAGAGTGCTCTGCCACCTGAGCAGTCTTATACTGACGCATTCTTGAATGGTGCTCTTGATTACCTAATAGCCCAATTCGATAGTTGACATTTATGGCTTTATATGATTATCTCCCCTCGATGTTTCGCAGTTCCGAGATCGTAACCGCTGCAATCCAGTCTGAGCTATCAGACTTGGCTGGATCGATTGTCTATCTCCCCGAGGGGCAGCATCGGATCAATGCGACTGTTGGCGGTAAGGCTAAATCAGTTGATGTCCTAGTTGATTCCCGAGTTGCTGCTTCATTTGCTGAAGACCTCAATAAGCGCTTTGAGTCGAATGTCCGACCATTCGCAGGTTTCGATCATAAGCAAGGTGCTGCCTCATTCATTCCAAAGGAATTCCGCTACGAAGATGGCGTTGGTCTTGTGCTTGATGTCGAATGGACTGAGGCCGGACGCAAGGCCGTTGAGGGCCGCGATTACTCATATTTTTCCCCTACTTTCCTTCTCTCCAAAGATGGCGTTCCGATCGGCCTCGCAAAGCGCGGCGAAATTGGTTCTCTGGTAAATGATCCAGCATTTGAGGAAATCCCGCGCATTGCCGCATCTCACAACGAACAAATTGATATGACTGAACAACTGATCGAATTGGGTCTGGTTGAGGCGAGCGAATCGCCCGATACCGCCCTTGAAACCGCCAAGGCAAATCTTGCCGCTCTCCGTGAGTCCGCATCGATGGCCGAACAAGTCGAAGCCGCCAATGTCGAAAAGAAATCCGCCGAGGATAAACTTGCTGACATGGAGATGGCATACGCCAAGCTGAAATCCGAATACGAAGATATGAAGAAGCAAATGGGCGACAAGGCCATGGCTTCCGCTGATCTCGTAATCGATGAAGCAATCAAAGCCGGACGCATCGCTCCTCAAGATGAGGATGCCAAATCGTTCTGGAAAACCGCAATTCTCGCTGATGAAAAAGCCGCCAAGGTTCTCGCATCGCTCCCGGGCAACGAAGCCATTAACGGAGCCACGATCCTTGCTGGTCGCATCGAAGAAACCCCTGCTGTTGAACTGACCGGGCTTGCTCGCGTCGAGGCAGCATTTAAAGCACAACAATCCAAATAACACAAATATATGCCTAATAACACTACGCTACTCGATCTCGCCAAATTGAATGGTGCTGATCCTGTTGTCGGTCTGATCGAGGAAGTGGCTACCGCTTCTCCTGAAGTCGTGACCATCCCCGCCCGCACGATTCGCGGAACCAGTTACAAGACTGTCGTTCGCAACTCGCGCCCAACCGTTGCATTCCGTTCCGCTAACGAAGGAACTGCCGCAACCAAATCCAACTTTGCTGAGCGTCTCGTCGAAGCATTCATCCTCTCCGCTCGCATTGAGGTCGATAAGGCTGTTGCTCGCGGTTATGAGGATGGCCCAGAAGCTCTCCAAGCAATCGAAGGCGCAGGCGTCATGCGTGCCGCTCTCTCGACTGTCGGCTCACAAACCATCTATGGTCGCAGCGCAGGCGCAAAGGGATTCATCGGTCTTCAAGAATTCATCACTACTTTCGGTGACGAACTTGTGGTTGATGCTGGTGGTACAACCTCCGCAACTGGTTCCTCGGTTTACGCTATCAAGGCTGGCGCTCAAGGCGTTCAGTACGTCTACGGCAACGGCACTAGCTTTGACCTCTCGCCATTCCGCGAAGGTGACGCAACAGACGCATCCGGCAATCGCTTTGCTGCTTACATCGCTGACCTTACCGCTTGGATCGGTCTTCAGTGCGTCAACAAGTACGCGATTGGCCGCTTGAAGGATTGCACCGCCGACTCCGGCAAGGGCGTGTCCGATGCCAAGATCGCTGAACTTCTCAGCAAGTTCCCAGTTGGTGAGCGCCCGACCCATCTCTTGATGAGCCGCCGTTCTGCATTCCAACTTCAGACGAGCCGCACTATGACTCCAAGCACCAAGCAGGAAGCCTTTACTGGCATCCTTCCGGGTGTCCCAACCGAATCGTTCGGTATCCCGATCATCATCACCGACTCGATCGCTGATAACGAGGCATTGAGCTAATCCTAACCCCTAAATAGATAATACGACAATGGCCTTTGAATTCAATCGCAATCAACAAGATGCCGCCTACACCTCGTCGGTGGCAATCGCCCAAGCTGGTGCAAACTCCGCAGTCTTTGACCTTGAACAGGTTTTCGCTGGTGACATCGAAGAGGTTGTAGTGGAAGTATCTGCTCCAGCCGCATCTGGCATCACCAGCACTAAGGTTCTTACCTACACCTTCAAAGACAGCGCTGATGGCGTGACCTTTGCCGCTCTTGATCCAGCAGTCGCAACCACCCAAACCGCTACCGGATCTGGCGTTGCCGCCAAGTCGGTTCGCTTTCGCCTTAGCCCGGCCTGCCGCCGCTATGTGCGAGTCGAACAGACATCGGATGCGACCGCTGGAACCTTTAGTGGTTC